TTTAGGGTCAAATCCTTTTTCAAAATTTCTAATGCTCTTAACTAATTCTTTATTCTTATATAAATCTTTTACGTTACTACCTGAAATATTAACCAATTTGCGTAAGTCTAGTTTTGTAATTTCAATCAACTTATCTAAATTCGCAAAGTTGTCTCCATAACCATTAATATCGTGATTCCATCTAGATGTTGCAGTCTTTAGAGAACCATCTTTAGATACACTTATGGCAATCATAGATAGACCATATTCATCAAATGGGGAATTATCGGTTTGTTTCTTCTTTACATTTTTATAACCCTTTTTCAATAGGAAGAAGAATTTATTTCTACCCCCATCTGTATAATGGTTGTACATATTTGAATAATGAGTAACGCACCAAGATGTATAGTCACCATATTGGGATGCTTGTTCGTATGAATCTATAGGTACAATTTCGTAATCACTATTGGATAAATTGTCATCTTCTTTTTTCTCAACATCATCCTCATAATCTTGATGGATGTAAGGGTATACTTTCTTAATCAAATCTCTATAGCTTAACCCATTCAAGTTCTTGTCAAATGACTTATAAAGTTCTGGATTATTGGTTAAAGTTTTAATTGCTAGACTTAAACCTTCCCTATATTGAACATTGTCTCCATATTGATAATTTGCTACAGAAAGTTTACGATTTAAGCATAGTCTACAAGCACCAAATGTAAACTTACCTGCTTTGGCATTTCCGATTAAAGATGGAACAATTAATCTCAACTCTTTTCTTACATAGTGTTCAGCATCTTCTTTAGTTTTTTCTTTTAATTCGTGTAAGTAATAATCTATAGCCAATTTTTGTGAATCACTTTCTTGGCTTTCTTTAATTAAAAATTTTTGGTATACGTTATATTGTTCTTGATTAAGTCTGCATTTCATACATTATTTACAGTAATACTCTCTACATTTCATAACATCAAGATTTACTATATCATTAGCGTTTACACCTTTCTTGAATCTTTCGTATAATCTATATAAAGTTGGTATAATTTCTGTTTGTGAGTTATCTAGATGTGGTTCTCTTTTCAAATATTCATCCAAGGTTTTAGAAGCATAATGAGCTAGATATAAGTTTACGTCTTCATCCTTTTCATAGAACCAAGGGAATCCACCAGACATAGCACCACCACTTTCCATTCTATAGTCACTCATATTTAGGTAGTGTGGATTTGAGAAATAATCATCAATGTATTCATCCAATCTTAATATACTCTTTCCACTTCTAGCATAAAATCCATCTTCACTTCTTGTAAACCTATCTATAACGGAATGTGTGTTGGATGTATTTACTAGATTGAAATTGTCACCAAAGTATTTCCATCTAATCATCAATATTGGTATGTTAATTTCATCTAATGTTTGTTCTAGGGTTTTTCCAAAGTATTTTCCTCTTAAAACGATATATTCATCAATGTCTATGTGGATAAAATACCTATAGTTCCATAAGTTTTGTGCTTTATCCAAATATTTGTTTAGGAATGTATTTTGAACACTTGTGACATACATTTTTCCATCAAAGTATTTCTTCTCAACCCTATCATCGTACATAGAAGAATCAAAGTCAAATCCACCATTACAAAGGACAATAATCTTATCTATACCCAATCCTAGATGATAGTTTAACCATTCGTGTATATAGTTACCTTCATTATATGCAATAGCAAATAGTACAATACCTTTACGTTCACAATTCATATAGATTATTTATGAAAATGGGGTTTTTAAGCCCCAATCAATTAATAAAAAATGTTATCCATTGCATTATAAAGTTCGTATTCTTTGCAGTTAAATTCAAAATATTCGTAATCATCCATAAAGTTATCAATATCAAAGTCTTCACGATATTTAATGTCATCTTCATCTAGTTCATCTTCTGGAATATCAGCAATTTCATCGTGTCTTTCTTGCCATTCCTCTTTCATTTCATATACGAATCTATCATATTCATGTGTCCATTCTTCTTCGTATCTTTCTAATACATCGGAATAAGGTTCTATACTATAATCGTCAAACATTATGTATTTTTCATTATCGGTGTCTATAAATGCTAATAGAACATCTTCCATAGGTTCTTCTTTATAAGATTTACAATATTCACATATAGAGGTTACACCATCTTCCATATTATTTGAACTACAGTCAATTTTATATAAAGATTTATGTCTCCAATTATTATCACCTAAAACCAATACGTAATGGTCTCCAAGGTCAAGAACTTCATATTCATCACAACGTTCTAATATAGTATATCTATTGTCATCAAAGTCTCTTGTAACAATGGTAACTTCATTAGCCTTATCTTTATTGTGTTTAGATAATATTATGCAGCAATTACCAGCACCATAACTTTCTCGTTCATCTATTGGTCCTATATCCTCATCTTCTAAAACGTAATGTTTTCTTTCTAGACCAAAATCACCAATAGGCCGATATTTAAAGAAATCACCTAGTATAATATTAGTAACTCTAGCATCATTCTTATATAAATTACCCCATAAGGAAATTATAGCACATCTATCTTTACCATTTTTGTCAATATATGTTAAATTTAAGTATTCTCCATAATCACCACCATAGTCTTCATATAATGGTTCAAAGGATGTTACACGTTCCAAATCTACTAATTTCTCACTGATATTACATTTTTTGATGTTATCTGTGTCACTATCCATTATAGAATATATAGTATTAGCTTTATTGGAATTTATATACAAAAATCCTACACCTCTATCTTTATCATAATAATATTTGCTTTCAGTAATATTACCAAAATCGTTAGATTCTTTTAATGTTTCTTTATCATATACAAACATTCTACCTAATTCATCATCATTTAAGAATATATAATCTTTTGTTTGGAATGCATAACTTTCACATCCGTAGTTATCATTATGGAACTTCTTGATAAATTGTACTTTAGAAGATTTATTGCTTGTATTTTTAGAATAGAATGCATATTTTGTTGAACGAAATACAGACAATATTATAAGATTATTACGATAATATCTCGTAAAATGCATACCATTATATTCATTATTTCCACCCATATCATCATAGATTTTATCAACATCTTCGACTGTTTTTGCATTAAAGATTCGTTCTTCCATTTCATCAAAAGCCTTACGCATTTTTAAACCTTTTTCGTTAGGCTTAAACACTTTACGGAAATCGCATTTAATGACTTCTTTAATTTGTTTAACATTCATACAATGGTCATTTCCACCTTTATCGTGATTCCATCTACAAGTACAGGTTTTTAGAGAACCATCTGGATTAACGCATATAGCAATCATAGAAAGACCATATTCACCAAGCAATTCTTCATTTTCATGTTGTGCCGGCCTCAAAGTTTCAAACCCTGGCTTTAGAGCGAAATAGAATTGAGCAGTGTTTTGTTTAGTATAAGACTTCCAAGTAGAAAGATTTTTAGTAACACACCAAGAAACATAATCTGAATATGAATTACAAATATCAAAAGTATCAACACTTACAATCTTATAATCTGATTGAATACCATTGGACTTATTAGAATTTTCTACTTCCTTTTCATCTTCTAGTTTATAGTCCTTCAATTCGTTTATTAAGGCATTTAGATGTAGACCATTTAAGTCCTTATTGTATTTCTTATATAGGTCTTCATTTTCGGTTATGATTTTAATACATCTTTCCAAATCTCTCATATTCTTTTCAGTTTTGACTTCTTCATTATATAGTCTTAAAGCACCAAGAATATATTTACCACCATTTTTAGTTCTACAAGTGTGAATCTTACCTCTAAAGGTGACTCTTACATAATTGACAGCTGAATCGTGTTCCAATCCCATCTTTTCTTCTGCATATTTGATTGCTTTATTGATGGAATCACCTTCTTGGTTTTCATTTAATAGTTTCTTATAAAGTTTGTATTGATGTTCGTTTAATTTGATACGATGTATATTAGCCATATTGTATAAATCCATTTGGGTTTTCTTTTTCAATTCTATCTTCTAAATCTTTTAATGCTTGTTCTGCGGATGATAATAATTGGTTCATACTTAATTGACCACCACCAGCAAGAGTTATACTATATTTACTTAATGCTCTTGCCCATCTTACTAATGCTAATTGTTCTGCATACTTTCTAAATAGAGGGTCATTAAATAGTAATCTTGTTCTAGTGTGTAGATAAACTTCTAGAAGGACTCTAACTCTTTCTCTAGGTGTAGGAGTAACTTCAAGCATGTGTTCCAATCTATCATATTTGCAAGCATAGTTTGGACCAAATTGTGCTTTCCATTCTTTCATAGCCATCACGGTAGAATTCCAGTTACCAAGCATATCATAACCCATAGCATTTTGAGTTGATGTACCTAGACCCATAACACCACCAGCGGCCATACCACCAGCAAATTCACTATACATTAAGTTGTGAGGAACTGTGAACAACTCATTTATAGAACCTAACCAAGAAGATGTTTGAATATCTACAACTGCTTCAAGGTCATCACACATTTTATACAAGTTCTGGCCGGGTTGTAGTTCAAATCTTAAATATGTTTTTTGTGAACCATCAAATGCGTACTTTTTGAAATATAACAAAGCATCCTTAATGATATATTCTAATTGTGCATCGGTTAATTCAACGCATATAACACCAGAACCTAATACAGTCTTTAGATAATTCTTAAATTCTGCTAGATTATCTATGTCTAGGTTTATATTTCCAGGGATTTTAGGACAACATTCTCCAGTGTGCATCCCATTTATAGGTGGATGTGGTGGAGGTGGAGGTGGAACTGGTTTATAATGCTTTTTATCAAACCTTGGGTCAAATGGTCTTTCGGTATCATTTGGGTGTGGATGATAGTGATGATGTGGATGCATAGGTTGTGTTGGTGGTACATATCCTTGTGTATCATTCCCTTCTACATTTTCGCCTATTTCTTGGTTAATATTTTCTTCCATAATGTAAAAATTCCTCAATAATATTTATTAAATTTTACATTCTTTACTCTTGAAATATATGTGAAATAATCTATATTTGGAACATAAACAAAAGGGTATAACTATGAAGATTCTTGTTATTAAAGATTTTTGGGGTGATGAACATTACTACAAAATGGATAACATTTTTAACATTGACATTATAAAACATACCAATGGTTCAGACTATATTGTAAAAATTACGTTCTTTGTTAAAGATTTCATTAATATTGAACTTCATATTACCAATAATGAATATTCGTATGTATATCGTCAAATTATGGATATGAAAAAATAATTTTACATCAAATCACTTGCCAAAATAACAAAAATTTGGTATATTTTAACCATAAACAAGAGGTATAATATGAGTACAAAATTGTTTAGTGTTGAATGTGAAAATGGTGATACTACCTATTATGTGGATAGGGATTCCAAGGGTAATGTATCTATTAGTAGTGATTCTTTGGTTGTAAAAAGTGCAGAAGATAAGCCTAAAAAGACTACTAGGAAGCGTAAGACCAAGGAAGAAGGTGTAGAAGAACCTAAAAAGACCACTAGGAAACGCACTACAAAGGCTAAAACTGATGTGGACGTAGAATCTAGTAAAGAACCAAAAAAGGTTACTAGGAAACGTACTACAAAGGCTAAAACTGAAGAAAAAGTGGTTAAGGAAACAAAGTCCAAAACCACTAGAAAAAAGAAAGTTGTTGATGTAGACGATTTACTTGAATAGCACCTTTAAGAAACCACCTTTATCTATTGCACATGGTCTAGGGGTGGTATTTTTTTCTAAAGTAGCCATTAAGAATGATGATATTTCTCCATCTTCATTCTTTTTAGTTCCTTTTTCTATTCTTATATTATGATTATCTTTTGTTTGATAAATGAAAGATTTAATTTTTTCATTTTTTAGTATGGAATCTATATAGTCACTATCGGAATCGGTGGTGACTATTTCCAAATCTTTTTTTATATCATCATTTTTGGATTCTACAATTTCTCTAACTAATTCCAACCCTAGAATCCTATTATTTAATTCTTTGAAATTTATTACGTTTATAGATGAACAATCAGCAAAAGTTATAGTAGAATCGTTTATATCGTAAAGAACTTTATTGTTTTCATTTAAATCTAGATGTAGTCTTACGGCAGATTCTTTATTTTTGAGTACATCTACACCTTCAACTTTTGTATCTGTTTCAAAACGTTCAACTTTTACATAATATCCGTGGTTAATTATAGCCTTTTTTATGGACATTATTTTTTCTTTATTTTCTTCTTCATTTTGTAAAAGTTTTTTATAAGCATTGTATTTAATCAATCTACTTATTTGAATATAGTACAAATATCCATTTTTGTGCTTAATAATGTAATATTCTTGGCTATTTTCATCTTGAATTTGAAGACATTTACCTTTGGGCAATTCATCTATTATGATATATCCATTGGCAATTTTTTCGTGTTCTTCTTTTTCTCTTTTTTCTAATTCTTCGTTTTCCATAATTAAACCTTACATAAATGCTACAACAATTCCATTATATGTTAATACTGATGGTCTATCTTTACCTAGAAGATTAGTGTACATCCTATCACCCCTTTTAGTGAAGACCATTTTCATATCATCTTCGGTTACAAATTTAATAGAATCTATCATATTATCATTTATAATTTTTTCTAGATTTTCGTGTGATTGTTTATATAATTCTTGAGATGCGTAGTTAAATTTGTAGACTTTATCTTTACCTTTTCTGTATTCACGTAAATATTCTTCTAATCCTACATATTTTGATATTACATCATTTACTTCATTATATGATATAATTTTGTAAGAGGTAACATCAACTATAAATTCTCTCTTTAAAGATTTGTCATACATTGAAAAGTCAGCATCTTCGTTATCTAATGTTATTTCCAAATTTCCACCTTCATATATGTAATTTGATTCATCTAAACCTTTAAATTCTTCTGGTGGTATACCCTTTAGATGTAAGCAAGGTAGGAAATAATTGCCCTTTTTATAAGAATCTATGTATTTGTCTTGGGCTTCACTTTCTTTTGGTAATTTTGTTAATTTTAATGGTATAGACACATAGTATACATTACCTTTTTTGTGTATCAATAAACTTTTAGGTTGTGACATTTCATTATCTTGTTGTTCTTTATAATAAGCAACAATAACTTTGGAAGAATCTAATCCTCCCAAAGAATATCGTATTTTGTTAGCTTTTTCTATTTTTTTAGCATTTAGTTTCTTTTTTATAGAACCAACTGCCTTATCCTTTAATTTACCTAAAACTCCAGTTACACCTTTACCAAGTAAGCTATCAGCATCCTTTGATAATGTTTTAGTAACTGTATCACCTATAATACCTTCATTTAAAGTTTTTTTTTATACGAAGCAAAATCGCATTCTACTTCACTCAAAACTTTATCGGCCTTTGCTCTTATGTATTTTTCGTGTATATCCCATTCAAACATCTTTTTTAGTTCGTTTAGGACATAATTAACATCTCCACTATACTTAATTGCTTGACCACCATGTTCTCTAAAGAATTTACAATTAGAACCAAAATCATCAATTAGAACGCAATCTTCATCGGCAAATTTACCAACATTTGTAATATATCCAGCCTTATCATTACCATCTTTAGTAAAATATGCCTTAATTTTCTTTCTTCCTGCTGGTAAATTATGTGCTAACCAAGTCTTTTTACCTTCAATACCTTCTTTATAGTGTACTGCGGATAGAATACAAACTTGACAACCCTTTGATGTAACGTAATCGTATACTTTAGTAAATAGTTCCTTTCCGTTAGGTGTCCATTCTAGATTAGCCCAAAATTCTTCACCTTCTTCGTATATAGGGGCCCAGTCCAATTCAGTTTTACCTTCATCATTCTTAACCCAAGCACCTAATTTTTCAGCACCTTTAGAGAAATCTGCTAAAACACCATCCATATCAAAGTATAGAGTAGTGATATTTGGGAACATATCATTAGACTTGTGTTTCAATTCAACGTTAATTCCAGTTGCCATATAAATTCTTTCCTTTTTGTATTTATTAATTGCTTATGTATTTTGATAATTGATGATAAGTTTTTAAAGTTTTTGAATAGTAGAATAGAGTTAATGTACCTGTATGCTCTGGTCCATTGGTTATAAATGAAGAATTTTGTCTATCTATTATTATATCTGGTAAATTCATTTCTAAAATTCTAATTATAGTAGACATAGCATCAAGTATAATATCGGAATTATCATTTTTGAATAACATTTGATATAAAGGACCACCAAATCCCAAATTAAACAAACGTTCTCCTGGGATTGTGAATAAAATATTGATAATCATTTGGTCTAAAGCCGCAAAATTTACAAGGTCTGAATGATACTTTAGATTCCAAGCATTTATATCAAAAAATGGTGCAGATATAACTTTATTTTCTAAATCTGATAGCATTTTTTACCTATTTAAGTGTTTGAATTTCAATTTCACTAATAAATGTTTCAAATGCTTCGCTAACTTCATCTTTATTAAAATAACGTATTCTAGACATATCACTCAATAATGTCCATCCATTTTCGGTTTTTTCTAAAGATATTGTAGTCTTTTGTTTTGTGGTAATCTCAACTTTTGACTTTGTAACTTTGCCTTTCAATAATTTGTTGTTAATTTTGTATTTTTTAACAATCATTATAGCCATATTACATTCATTTTCATTGAAGCATTCTGGTTTTTTCCACTTTTCTACAAATTGCATAAACTCATTATTCATATTATATTTATAGAAAAGGTGATAGAAATCAATCTACCACCTTATAATATTCAAATTTTATCCTAGATTAAGTCATTGATTCAAATGCTTGACCCATAGGACCATCCAAATTGGTTGCACCCTTTTCGGTATTCATCTTATATTCAAAGTAATCGTACTTAAATATAATTTCTGGCTTTACATTAGCATTTTGTGTAGTATCTAAAGACATATCGTGGAATTCTTTAGGGAAACAGTTATAGAACTTACAATATATAGGAACTAAACTTTCTGTGTCAGATGTTGTAATGTAAACGCTAATATCACAAGAATAATCTTTCTTATAGTTACTTGTTGCACCACCTTCTACAGAGTTTAAATACTCTTTATCTAGTGTGTCTTCGGTCATAGAGAAATTTGAATTAAAAATCAAATTCATCCAAGCTGTCATAGTATTGATGATTTTTGTATCTTGGAATTCATCAAAATTAATTTGCAAATCACCATCTACTTTTGGCATTCCTGGGTAAAATATTTTAGATGCCATGAAGGTTGTAGATAATTCATCAAATGTTCTACCTGCCCATTTAGCACTTCTAGCTCTCATAGTTAAAGCATAATTATCTTGACCGCCACTAAAATGGTCAAATACATTTTTTAAATGTGTACCATTAAGGACGTTAAATTGTACATAGAACAAATATGACTTTAAAATGTCAACTGCTTTATCTACACGATTATTAAATAAACTTTTTGGCATATTTTAAATTCCTTTATATTATATTTATAAGTTATACGAAAACGTTTGTGTTACCTATTTGATGAGGTGAACCACAAATTAAGCAAGAAACTAGGTTATTACATAATTGTGAACTTGGATTTTTACCTAATATTATTCTAGAACCATCAACTTTAACGTCCCCTGATGCCTTAACTTCAGCATTTCCACCAACATCAATTTTAGCATCACCTTTAGTTTTTACATTTAATTTTCCACCAGTACCTAGATTATCTAATTCTATAGTAAGATTTCCATTTTTATCTAATGTAATAACACTTCCACTTCTATGCTTTAAAGATATTGTTCCAGATTTTCTATTAACACTAAATCCATCACCATCATCGGTTTCAAAAAGAACCATTGTATTTGGGTAATCGTCATTTTTGTCTGATATATTTTTTGTATTTGCTTCGTGTATAGCCAATCCATCATAAACTGGTATATTTTCATCACCTTGGTCAAAATGTCCATTAACTAGTGTACCAACTTGAGGAACTACGAATGAACCTCGCAATGAGCCAATGAATGATGGTGAAGGTAATGCCCAAGGTATATCACTATCTTCTATACCTTCATAATATCCTTGAACTCTTATCTTACATCTACCAATTTTATCTGGGTCTTTATTGTCTATGACTTTACCAACCCAAGAATCATTAATTGTTTTTGGTTCTTGGTTGATTTTATTAAAAATGTTATCTAAAACATCATTTTGTTCAAATCTTAATGATTCTTTTATGAAATCGTCTTCAAGCATTATTATTCATTTTCCATTTGGTCAAAGTTACGATAACCAGTTCTAGCATAAAGAATATCTAGCATTGCTTCATCATTATATCCATTTATACTTGTAACTAATTGAACTTCTTCTTCGGTTGCGATACCCATTTCAACTAGTTTATCGTGCATTTCTTCGGTAGTCAAATCACCATCATCTGCATCTTCTTCATCATCTTCGAATTCGTCATCAATTTCATCTTCGGTTGCTTCCTTGATTACTTTCTTTGTTGATTCCTTTTTATGTTCTTTTAGATATGCTTTAAAATTTTCTAGTTGACTTTCGGTCATCTTAACTTTATACTTCTTTGCCATTTTAATACCTCTATTTTTAATTTATTTATAAAATTATGGTACACATTCCAGGGGATAAAGTATTTCCATTAAACATACCACCCATAACTACAGGAATTTGAACTGAAGATGTTAGACCCAAATCTAGATACCTACCAAATATTTCCCAATAATCTTCCTTACTAAATCCTTCTTTTTGTGAAGCAATCGTTAATTCACCTTCCAAGGCATTAGCATATAATAATAACATATTTGCATCTATAAAGACTGGAGAAGTATTCATAGCCAAATTACTACTACCATCGACAAATATCATTAAAGATGTTGCTCCTAACCAATCGTGTATAGCAGTGAATACCTTTAAATGGGAAAATTTCATATTAGGGTCTTCCATTCTAAAAGCATCCCTCATAGTATAGGCTAAATTTAAATCATTAGGGTTTGTAATTTGAGAACAAGAAGATGTACCAACAAAAGGGGAAGGGACACCTGCTGGAGTAATTAAAGTTCCAGTAGTAACCCAATTCTTCCAATTAGACATTCTTTCTTTTCGCCATTCAATTAAAGAATCAGCAAATGCCTTATGGAATACATTTTCAATTTCACATTTAGAACCTTTATATAATGCGTAAGGGTCATATTCACCTTCAGCATTCTTTTCATATATCCATTCAATACTATTTAAAGCATCAAGAATTATAGTCTTAAAGTCTTTCATTAAAATATACCTCTCAAAAAGTCTTCAATTTCACTATCACCACTACTATCAAAGAATCCAGTAGTTAATGTATCATCACTTTCAATTTCCTTTTCTCCGTGTATATTATCTGGGTCAAAATAAGAGGTTAAGAAATAGAAGCAAGCCCAATATAGACCAGAAACACAGTCATCGTGTCCTCTCTTTGTATCTGCTTGGAAAACACTATTACCCTTATCCACAAACCTAGTCAATTCTTCAACTGTTGCCTTATCATGTAGAGTTAGGTTTCCATCTTCTAATAGTTTTTTCATGTGTAGGCATGCTTGGACTTTTGTTGCTTTTGTAGCTTTAGTACCAATCCATCTTCTATCATCACAAATAATTCTATCAAAATCTTCATCGTTCATTAAGTGATTGATAGTAACTCCACCAACTTCATTATTTTCCACAACAGCCCAACAATTATTATACCAATCACATAGTTCCTTAATTATCTTGGCGAAATTGTCTGGTTTAGTTGTATTACTCCTATATCTTGCCACTTGTTCGTATGTTTGGGCATCTATAATCTTTAATATTTGAACCACTGAATAGTCTTTAGCAGAACCATTACCAGAGTCAACTCCAGCAATATAAACTTGGTCAGGCATAGGTCTTTCCCAAATATGTGTACAAAACTTATGTCTAAATTCCTTTGCTTCTAGAGTTCTAATCAATTCTATACATTCGGAAGATACCAATGTAGTAGAAGAACCAGCAAAGTTACAAGCATATTCCTGCATCCAGAATTGAATACCATAGTCAGCAATAATCGCATTCTTAAAGTTCTCATCTCTACCTTCAATTTCATACCATTGGACTTTGATTGGGAAATATGATGACCTACCAATACCATCCATAGCATTAACGGCCTTCTGCCAAAAATCGTAGAACATATTCATACCATTAGGGGTAGAGGTCATTATAACTTTAGAACCTTCTCTAGCCGTAATAGCAGGCATAACAGACTTAATGAAATCATCAGCAACTTGTGGGGGAACGAAAGCAAACTCATCAAGGAAAACTACGTCAAGGGTTCTACCTCTAACTGCGGATGAACCAGTTGTGGAAATGAATATCTTACATCCATTTTCTAGACAAATTTCTTCTTTAGTCCAACCACCCTTATCTTCATCTATACCTTGTTGTAACCATTTAGGCAATCTTTCATAAGCAAACTTAACTCTTTGTAGAATTTCCTTTGCCATATCTTCTTTGTTAGCTAGAATTGCCACAGTCTTAAATTCGTGGAATAATGCGTAATGAACTAGGAATACACTTGCCGTTGTGGTTTTACCAGACTGTCTACCAAGCAAGCATATAACGTTATTTTTGTTAACTGGGTCTTCTGGGTGTATGAATGCCTTTAACATCCTTCGTTGATATTCACGTAACTGGATAGGACATACACCTTTATTGGAATTGATGTTGAAATAATGCTCTGCAAAATAAATTATATCTTCTTTACACTTAACGATTTCTTCCAATATCTCTGGGGTATATTCAACTACCTCACCTTGACCTCTTAATGAGTCAGTTTTCTTAATTGGCATAAAAACCTCATATTATTCTAGGTATTTTTCAATATTATTATAGTATAGTTTTCCACTTATATCACTATAGATAATATTACTCTTATTTATGTATTTACCCCAATTTATACTCTTATCTTGGGCATACTTACTTAAACCTATAAATGTGTTCTTATATAAATCACTAAACTTTATGTACTTATAGTTGAAATTTGGTAACGATTCTACATAACCTATTCTAGAAATTGTTTCATTCTCTTGGATTAATTTCAATAATTGGTCTACATTTAATGATTCTAACATATATGCTCTACCAGTAAATGTTATAACCAAGAATCCACTAGATATGTTATGTGATTTCAATTCTTTTCTTACTGAATTTTCTTTATATTTCTTAATCAAAGCATTACAATCAAATGAGCAATATGCACCTATAGACATTCCATACTTTACGTTAGCTTCCTTTGCTAGTTCCATAAAGAATCTACCATGACCTTTTCTATAGATTCTTACATTTTTAGCATCCCCATGAGTGTAATCGTATATATGCATCATTTCATGAAGAATAACCTCATCCAATGGCTTCTTATTATACAAAAGTACCCTATTAATGTATATCTTGTGAATGTCAGTCTCTGGTAAAGTATAACCCATATTTGTATCATCATCTACAAATACTATGTCTATATTGGTATTAAATTTTCCACCAAAAAAATCTTTAGCGAAAAAATCTATCCTACTTTGTATATACTTCTTTGAATAATATCTCTCATTTAGAATCATATCTTTAAATCCTTAATATTTATATTATTGAGTATACTTCCATCTATAAAAGGGTCATTTGGATTTATTATCTTGACCGAGCATTTATCCCCTTCTATAGATATTACTTCGTAGGATAGTACATCTTTAGGATTCTTTGAATGCACAATAGAACCAACTTCAATAGGCTTTTGTGGTACTTGGGTCTCCTTATACTCTTTAGCCTTTGTGATTGTCCTTATTAACCTCTTTTTTATATTAGGTGGACAATCGACTAAAGTTATTACATCCCTTATTCCATCTATTAATATCTTTATAATCTCTTTTTCCATAAATTTTACATGACTTGAGACATATATGTAACAGTTTCAGTTCTTAATGGTACACTTTTACTATTACCTAAAAGGTGGTTATCATCTGGGGCAAGATAATATAATCTATCAATATATCCCAAATAATTTTTCAAATACTTGTATGTATATAATACTAATGTTGGATAAAATTTATATGTATTTCCTTCTATAGCAAGTGGACTATGATGGAACAATTTTCCTATAATAATTCTATCTCTTATATAACATTTTATTTTTATTCCCAACAAACTAGTAGGTGAGTAATATTTGTAAGAATCTTCCCCAATAGCACCAAATGGTATATATTCATCATAATTGGTTGATGTATCAAAATAGTATAATTTTTTCTTAAAGTCACCATATTTACCAGTTATATCATTTGTGTAATGGTATGAACACATTGCTCCCCATTTATACAAATACATTTTACCATTACCATAAAAATCGGAATTTACAGTTTTTAAATTTGCATCTTCTACTACACCACCATTATAATACTTTAGATTGTTTAAAGGATATTCAAGACCATTATCAATATCTAAGTGTGCGACATTATCTGTATTATCTATCGTATATGAATTTTTATCTTTAATGAAAAACTCTCTAGATATTAAGCTTACTAATAATTCGGTAAAATTTTTACCTCTTTGTTCAATATCATAAGAATTTTTTATACTGTATGCACTACTTTTTTCAAATTTTTTCAATATATCTAAATATAAGCCATCTAGTTTATTAAAATATAAATTAGAAATTTCTATATTACTATTAATTTGGTAAAACTTAGTGGATTTCATACTTTCCATTTTTAAATTATTAGGTGTATAAGATTCATCTGTAAAAACCAAATTATAATATGCTTTCCTAAATTCTTCCACATATTCTATATTACCTGACATTTGTTGGTTGTTTATTTCAATTTTTATATTTGTATCTAATGAATATTTAGATAATCTTGCGGAAAATTGTTTATCTTTAGCATTTGATATGAAGAAATTGTATACATTATTGATTTTTATATATGATAATGAAATAAATTTGTTACCTTTTAATGAGTTACGTTCCAAGAAGAATTTTTTATTATTTTTATCATAAAATAATCTATAACAATTTTCATCTGTAATATCTACAATGTCTAATATGTAATCGTAATATGAACTCAAATCGCATGTAAGTTTAAAAAATGCCTGTGGCGAATCACTTATAAAAGATTTCATTACATAGCATTTTTTAAAACTGGTATCACTTATAATATTGTAAATTAAATCATCATTATAATTTTTATTAGGTGTTGTTTTTGCATACACTCTATTAACATAATCACCAAAATTATTTTCAACACTATTGAATATCTTTAAATATTCGTATGTTATCTCATTATCCCCACTCTTTAAACCTTTAGTTGTTATAACTAAACTGTTATCCAATATTAATTGGTTTGAACCATCTATAGAATATGACCTTTCTATATTTGGTGACAAGAATGTTACATTTTCAATATTTGATGTTATATTTCCATTTTCATTGGCTATATATATTGAATTTTTAGTTTTTGTGTGTGTATCATAAGGACTGTCATATACTATTGAATTTTCTATTCCATCAGAATCTACTGTGTATATAGAATTTTCTTTTATATTATATCCATTTTCATAGAAAGTCAATTCCCTATCATTTTGTAAATTGTTACTCATATAGGATAAATGCCAATTATCATAAAAATAGGCTAACATATAAACATCTTTTGACATTAATAAATGATTCGAACCTATTTTATAATAATTATCATCATTATCATTTTGATAAAAATATAAACTATCTTTGAATGATAAAATGTTGTTTTTATTTACTATGTTGAAAGAATCTGGTACAATTTCTGATGGTTTTATATCAAGTATTTCATTTGATGATAAAATTGTACCACCAAATTGACTCTTGAATGTAAAATTGTTATTATTTCCTATAAAATTATCAATAGTGTTTCCAAAAGATGCTTGCGAATAGATATTATTATTATTGCCTATAATAAAATTTATATTATTACCATAATCATGGTCATTATATCCTATTACAATATTGAAATATCCACCAATGGTATTTGAATTTATCTTCAATTTTGAATCGGTTGTTTCATTTATATTTCTAGAATTTATGTGTATTCCATTATCATAAATTTCTTTAGAATTTATATATACCCCTTCTAAATCACTAGAAATTTCATTAGTTGAATTTATTGACAATACACTATCTATATTAGAATTTAAGTCTACATCATCACATCCAATTAATAACGTATTTCCTACATACCTTACTTTTTTATTATTAATAGATATATGGTCAACAATATAACCATCTTCACCATTGTCAAAATCCTTAATATCCAATCTTCCAAAATTTTTCATATAAAACCTTAGAATATTTATAAAATTGTATAATTTTATACTAGTGGTTCTGCTGATATATGTTTTAAAATGTATGTGAAATTTACGTATCTTTCAGTAGTTCTTTGTCCTAAGTCAGTATTAACCTTTAAACCTCTAGCTGTAAATATATCAGATTTCTTATATCTATTGTATTTTTCTATATATCTAAATTTCCTATTTTCTCTATTTTCACGATTGTTTATTGCTGGGCCTATATTATTATACGCATTTGAATCATCAGTCATAGTTAATTTTGGGAAAGAATAATCATCTTTTAGACAATCGTTAAAAATTCTAGAATTATCATCTTTGGACATTTGCATTGAACCAATAAATAAAGGTCCATCACAAATAGTCTCGCCAGTATTATAATTTATTTCACTTAATAAATTGTCATAATTATATTTTATATACAAATTCATAGGCATATAAAAATCATCTATAGTCTTTAATATTGCAATTTTCTTACTCCTTGGCTCAAAATTCTTAACGTAAGATAATTTATTATATGGTTTATTTGCTTCAAACGATGTTTCAGCAAAATCTTTAGTATCACGTATTTTAACAAAAGGCACTAATAAATTATAGTCATTTTTAAAGTTTGTAACAGACTCAACATCATTTATGTCATCATTAACACCTTGAAAATACATAGATGCCCAAGTATCTCCAAACAAAGGCCAGAAAGATGTTGCACATGAAACACCTTCTTCACTATGTTCTCTAACTTGAATTCTACTAACATATGCTTGTCTACCATTTTCTAGCAAAACTCTTTTAGCATTACTGGAAATATCAATTTTTTCAAATGTCCATAGGGACGTAAATGTGGATAATGTTGTATTATTATCTCTTGGAAAATAATTATATATAAGTTGTGGTGTTACAAATTGAACGTTATTGTATATACCCCAAGTACACATAACTGTGTTATTATGATTATTAACAAAAAATGCCTGATTATGTGGTATTTTA